TTACTTGATGATTACTTTCTTTCCGTTGACGATATACACGCCCTTAGCCAAGCCCTCGGTAGAAGTGCCGACGTATTGACCATTGAGGTTGAATACCTTACCCTGCAAAGCTTTCTCGGTGGTCTCCACCTGGTCGATGCCAGTGGTGCCATCATATGTGAAAGCGAGGGAAACGAGTGACATATCCTTTGTATCAGAGGTATTGTCACTATAACTCAGGATGACATTATCACCATCAAAGGTGATCTCCTTGACAGTCTTGCCTACGGCTTGACCATCAATCGTAACGGTCTGCTTGTTCTCAGCGAACGCATTGACAGAAAGCAATCCCGCTAACAGTAAAAAGTAGAATTTGTTCATTTTTTTGTTAAGTGTTTAGTAGATTTATATTCTAGATTGATTCGTAGTTGCGATTGTTTATTTTATCTTCGTTTGCAAAGGTAAGGAAATAATCAATAAGTCGGCTACATTTCTGTTGACTTTCTCACGTAAACGTTTTCGCATACAGAGGCTTTGCAGCGATATAGTAAACAACTGATACGGAAGAGGCAGAAAATGAAAAAAGCCAAACCTTGTTACGAAGGATTGGCTTTCTTAGAAGATAAGTGGTACCACCAGGAATCGAACCGGGGACACAAGGATTTTCAGTCCTTTGCTCTACCAACTGAGCTATGGCACCAACTATATGAAACAAACGAGGATTGCTCATTTGCGAGTGCAAAGGTAGCGTTTTTATTTCGTTCCACCAAATTTTTCCTCACTTTTCTTTCAAAAAAGTTTAAAAAAGCCGCTAATATTTTGTTTTATATCGTATTTAGTGTAACTTTGCAAGCGATATTGCGAGGTATGCGATAAGGCTTGCCTCAGGAATACCCCCTCGGGATTTAGCGCAGTTGGTAGCGCACGTCGTTCGGGACGATGAGGTCGCTGGTTCGAGTCCAGTAATCCCGACTATTTTCTATTTAAACGGCTGACTATCAAAAATATTGCCCTTGTCGGGGGTATTTTAGTCGGTACGAATTCGGAAAAGTTTTTTAGTTAAATTGTCTCAATAGGCCGTATCTGAAAGAAATTAAAGGTATGGTTAAAAAAAATTATCCCCTTAGTTCAAAAGAGGCCGCTTTTGACAGCATCATCAGCTGGCGACCTCCAGTTTTTCACCAGAAGTCAGAGTGCTATGTCTCTTTCTATGCCTTCGATCCAAGCCGGGGTTGCCTTCGAAAAAAGAAGATCATGCTTGCTCACATCAAAGGCAAGAGAGCGCAGCGTGCCTACGCCGAGGGACTGATGCGCCGTCTCACAGACCAACTTATGAATGGTTGGAACCCCTGGATCGAGAAAGACCGCCCATTGGAGTACACACCATGGAGCGATGTCATCCTCCAATACAAGGAGTACTTGACCAAGCTATGCAACGAGCACAACTTGCGAGAGGATAGCTATATTGATTATTCCAGCAGATTGCGTATCTTGGAGAAATGGCGTGAGAGCAAGCACATCGAGCTCAACTTCTCTTATCAATGGGACAAACTTGCGGTCAGCAAGTTCATTGACTATGTCTTCGTGGAGAGAAACACCAACGTATGCACCCGAAACAACTACCTCACGTGGCTCAGAACCTTCTCAGGCTATCTCCTCCAAAGAGGTTTCATCAGCACAGACCCGACTGCAGGCATTGCGAGAATCAAGAACAAAGGGAAGAAGAACCGTGATGTCATCCCCGATGATGTCATGGAGCAAATCAGAGACTACTTGCTGGAGCACAACAAGCACTACTTGCTTGCGTGCGAGATGCTGCACTACCTCTTCATTCGCCCAACGGAGCTTTCCTACTTGAAGATAGGTGACTTCAAAATCAAGTCGAAGACGGTGACCCTGCATGGCGAGCACACGAAAAACCGGAATGACGCTGTCGTCACCCTGCCCTCCCATGTCATCAAGTTGATGCTGGAGTTGAACATATTCTCTTATCCGAGCCAGTACTTTCTGTTCTCAAATGATTTCTGTCCTGGGGAGATGAGAAGAAGCGAGAAATGCTTCAGAGACTATTGGCATCTCCATCTGCGCAAAGACATAGGCTTTGACCATCGCTATAAGTTTTACAGTCTGAAGGACACTGGCATCACCAATATGCTACGTGCCAACACGGACGTGGTATCTGTCAGAGACCAGGCACGCCACTCCTCCATCCTCATCACGGACATATACACTCCGAAGGACATACAGAAGGCAAACGAACTCATCTTGAACTACAAGGGCATCTTGTAAAAAACTGGGGCGGCAAGAAATTGTCGCCCCTTATATATATAATAATGTGTCAAGACATCATATAGAAATATCCTGTCTTGATTGGCTCAATGCCACCATCCTTGATTTCCACCTCAATCTTGGAGCAAACGAAACGTTTGCCATGGAAGACAAAAATCTTAGACGGATCAGGGATATCATCTGCGTGGAACTTGATTTCCATGCAGTCATTGCTGTCAATCACTGCCTTGCCATGGAAGTCACGGATGCCATCGTTGGCATGCTGCACAAGGCTCAGGCTCCAACCCTTGGTCTCTCCGAAGGTTTTTGCCAGATGCACATCGTCTGTAATGGGTATTGGCCAAGCCATGCAATTATCTCCCATGGCATTGTCACAGAGGCAACCAGACGGCAATGCCGTTGGCAGGTCTGAAGGCAAAGGCGGCACAGGGTTGTGCAGCTTGTCTCCCAAGAAGTAGATGGGGAGGCATTGGTTTTCGTCCTCCTCGTCATCAAGGTTGGAATCATCCTCCATGGCATCCTCCACCGTCACATAGCTATAGCCATCTTCATCGGTTGCCAAGTCCTTGCTCTCCGCCTCCTTGTCATTGTTGGCTGACAGCATATAGCGTGGTCTGACATCCTTGTTTCCTCCGAATATTCCAAGGACCCAGTTTGAGAGTATGGTGAAATCCACGTCCATGACTGACACGGACGCTGGCGAGATGTTCAGCGTGATGCTGTCATCGGAGTCCTGGTTGTGAATCAATGGCGAAAACTCGCCACAGGCCGCCCAGCTGCCCTTGGTGTCGTCACTCTCGTCTGCCTTCCATATATAGTAATCTTGCAAGGAACCATCTGAGTACCGCCGTCTGACGATGGTGGTGCGTTTCTTCTTCAAGTCCCATTTCTGTATCTGTGGGTCGAGGTTAGGCTGCACACCATCCAACTCATAGACATCAAAGTATGAGAGGATTTTCTGCGGTATCACCTCACAGCTATCACGTGCAGCCGTATCGTCTAGGTTATACTCCACGTTGGAGGTGTCGAGGACGTTGAGAGATCCGTCCTCGTCATAATCGACACTAAACTCATCCAAAGCCTCATACTCCACCACGTCACTGTCCAAGAACTCGGACGTACCTATGATGCAGACTGTCTTCCTCGCCTCGTCAAACTTGATCTTTGCATTGAAGAGCTTGCGGAACTCCTCCAGGAATGTGTATGCCGTCCAATGCGGCAGCGCATGACGGAACTCAGTCGATTTGTATGCGGATGCGATATACAGGCAATTCCAAGGAGTCTTGTTAAAGTCATTTCTTTCCACCTTATAACCGAGCTCCCAAAGAATCAAGTGGAGGATATATATCAAGTTGGGTTGTACCGCCAAGTTGAAAATGTATCTATTGCCTTTCTTGCCAAACAGCATATTGGCTGTGATGTCGTTTGTCTCGTCATGGATAGGCGTATAAACGTATTGTCCCTCCACTCCTATCACTGGTCCAAAAGATAAAGTCTGGTAGAAATTGAATGTCGTCAACTTGGCGAAGATGCCAGCAATGGCAGTTTCATCCTCCACTTTCAACAGCATGTCGGTACCCAACCCGAAACCATGCACAGCAGCGCCCAAATCCATCTCATCGATGAACAGCTTGTCGAACCTGGAGTTATACTTGATCCTGGACTTGCCACCCAAGAGCTGCAGCTTGACCTCGTTTTGATTGATGGAGAGCACCGTGCCGACACCGCTCATGATTAGCAAGCCATTGCAATATAACTTGCAATCGTCATACTTGGCAAGACTTTTCTTGACCTCGAAACGAGATACATTCTTGAAAATTTCACGGTTTTCAAGAATGCTCATAGGAAATGTGATATCATAGGTATATTCGCCATCATCGGTGACATACTGATTGGCGTATGTCACCTTGATGGACGATGTGGAAATGGGATAGGCCTTGCGACCATTGATGATGCATGTAATCATATTACTTGTTACTTAGTATCTTGTCATAATCTTTGAGTTTCTTATGCAAGCCATTGCGTCCGGCAATAGGCAGCTCTATCTCGATGCCATCATCCAGCGTCTGGTTGAGACGGTTGACGGCATCGTTGACGCCATCGAGGGACTGTCTGACCTCAGAATTGTCATTGCTGACATTGACGATAGGCGTGACCACTGCGCTGCCGCCTTGACCAAGTGCACGGCTGATGTCATCAGCGGTGAGCGAGCCAACGGTGTTGGAACGCTGCGCACGGTCTATGAGGTCGAAGGCAGGACGGATGGATGAGTTGTTGACCGCCTGGTGGTTGGCTACAAACTCACCCTCATGGACTACACCAGCCTCACGGCGATAGCGATTTCCACCAGTGTAACCACCCTCGTAATATCCAGCCGCCTCGGCTTGGTGCTGCTTCTTGATGGTTGCTATCTGGAGCATACCTGCAGCCGTGGCGAGACCTGCGGCGATAGGAGCCATGATCCAACCTGTGACAGGTATGGATGCAGCGGATGAATAGGCATTGATGGCAGCCATCGCCGTGGAAGCGATAGCCTGTGCTATCTCAATCTTCATCGCCTTCTTGTTGGCCTTGGACTTGGCTTCCGCCAATTCTTTGTCACGCTTCTCCTCCAACTTTTTCTTTTTCTTGGAGTTGTTGCCAGCCGCCTCTATCTGCTTCTCATAGTTCTTGCTGATGCGTGCCTGCTCCAAGTCGGAGCAAGCCTGAGCGTATGATGACGCAGCGGAGAGGATGTTGTTGATGCCATTGTAGGCGACAGATGTCTGCTGCACCATATTGTTGAGGAAGTCCGCCGTGACTTGTGCCTTGGCTTGCATGTAGGCGGCATGGTTCTGCTCATCGTTGCCATACAGTTCCTTGAGCTTCTCCATGGTGTTGGTGTAGTTTTGTATCTGAGAGGTGAAGTAGCTGCCGATGCCACCGCCCATTTGCTGTGCATCGCCAGCAGCAGCCCTTGCACCGTTGACCATCTCTGATGTCTTGGCATCGATCTTGACTTGTGTGGAGCCTGCACCGTGATCTTGCGCCTCCAGCTGGTTGCGCTGCGCCACAAACTGACGAGTCAGTTGCAAGCTCATCTGGTCATACTCCTCCTGCTTGATGAGACCTTTCTTGTAGATGGCCTCCAAGCCATTGAGGTACATCTTTTCCTCTGCGTCAATGTCTTGCTTGCCAAACTGCTGACGGAGTGATTTCACCATGTCAAGATATGTTTCTTGCTGCTGGAGACGGTGATCAAGCGCAGCTTGCTCCATCTCAGCCTTGATGTCAAGCCACTCCTCGCTTCCCTCGTTGTAGAGTTTGAGACGTTTGCCCATAGCACTGACCTCGTTTTGATACAATGCCTCGTCAAGGGCTATATCGTTTTGGTAAATCGCTGAGTTTTTATCGTAATATTGAGCCTTGATGTTGGCTTCGTTGAGAAGTTTTTCACGCTCAATATCCTTTTCCTTCATCTTGATGATGGCTTCATCGTGCTTTTTGGAAGCATTGACCTTGTCATCAAGGAGCTGCTTGTACTCGTTGCTATCCTCCCCATAGAGAGCCTTCATTTTCTCGATGCCTTCGAGTGTGATTTTCTCCCGGTCATCGATGAACTGCTGATAAGTCTTTTGGTTGTCAGCATAGGCCTGTACGTTTTCAGCCAACTCGGCATTTGTCTCAGCCTTGATGGTATCACGTTGTTTTTTCTGCTCCTTGCGTGCGGCAGCCTCACGCTTGCGAGCCTCTGCTGCGGCTTTTTTCTCAGCCTTTTCACGAGCCTTGCGCCCCTTCTCTGTCTCTTGATGCGTGCTGGAGCCACCTCCTCCACCATCATTGTCTTCCTTGATTTTCTTGACTTCTTGGTTTTGGATGTCTGCGCCGTATGCCTCTTTTATGGCATCTCTCTTTTTGTCAAGCGCTGCCAAATCCTCCTTGGTCTTGGCAAGATCAGCCTTGTGCTTGCTGCGAAGAGAAGCCGTTCCCATATCCATGGATTTACCCTCTCGTCCAGAGACATGCACCTCGGACTTCGCTTCCTCGGCATCTTTTTGTATTATTTTCTCCTGCTCCTGCTTTTGTATTTCCAAGTCGGCACGCTCCTTGCCAATCTCCTTCAACTTGTCTTTGGCACCTTGCACTTCGTATAAGTGAACCAATGACTTGATGTAGTCATCGAGTGCCTGCTTGTTTTCCTTATACTTGCCAGTGGTCTTGTCGATCTGTGCATTGTAATTTGGGACAATTCTGTTAAGCTCATTGATGGCTGTATATCTGTCTTTAAGGGAGCGAGTTTCATCCATGGCAACTTTGCGGAGATTTTCGAGTTTGTTTTGCTCCTCGACAATCTGCTCCTGAGCCTCCTTGCGTATGTCATTGAGAGCCTCCTGTGCCTTGGTTGCGGCATCAGTCTTGCGTGAGAGATCGATGATGACAGCCACCAAAGAGGCTGCGGCTGCTGCCACTGCCAAATAAGGATGTGCGACAAGAACTGCCCAGAGTCTCTTGGAACCTGCCACTACCACGTTGTTCCAAATGGAAATTGCCTTCAGCTTGACGATATGGGCAGTTTCTGCCACCGTCAACGCAATGATGGCTGTCGTCAGCACCAATATAGTTGTGCGGTACTTGATGACGAAGTCAATGAGACCCGACAAGACTCTGACAGTGACGCTTGCGGTAGAAACGCACAGACGAGCTGCAGGATAGAGTTTCTCGCCCAACTCTATGGACAAATCAAGGAATCTCTTCTTAGCCTTGTCCAGTTGCGCCTGCACGCTCTCATTCTGCGTGTTGAACTCGTTGATGACAGAAGTGCCGTCCGCATAGGCTTGTGTCGCCAAGTCCTGTGCGGTCTTGACATCATCGAGCTTGTCTGCCAAGACGGTGAGCACGCCAGTGGCACGTGAGCCGTCCATCTTCATCTCCTCGAACATAGGGGCGAGGTCTGCGAAGCCACCTTTGGCACGCATCGCCTGGAGGAACTGTAGCAAGGCGGTGTTGGCATCGGTCTTCAATGTCTTGGCAAACTCCTTGACGTTGAGACCAGCAATCTTGGCGAACTTGGCAGAGTCCTGGAACATCTTGGCCAACAAGTTCTGCACGGCGGTAGCAGCGGTCTCGTCCTGCTGCATGTTCTGGTCAAGAACTGATGCGAGACCCATGATTTGGGCTTGTGTGAAGCCTGCCTGCTTGCCCACACCAGCCACACGAGCGGTGAAGTCAACGAGATAGCCTGCAGATGCAGAGGAGTTCTGCGCCAACTCGTTGACGGCGGAACCTGTGGCGAGCATCGCACCACGCAACCCCTTCTTCTCGTCCTCACCGAACATCTGGGCGAGCTTTCCGATTTGTGAGACCGCCTTTTCGCCCAAGTCATCGCCCAAGGCGACATTGATTTTGTCGGCACCATCGACGAACTCCTCCACGGCAGCGGTCGATGTGATGCCCAAGCGTCCTGCATCCTCTGCAAGTTGGTTGAGCTTTTGACGAGGCGTGCGTGTGTCTATACGCTTGAAGTCCTCGTTCATGCGCTCCACCTCGTCCGCCGCTTGACCTGTATATTTGCGGACGTTGGTCATCTCGTCATCCATCTTGGCATACTCCTCCACGCATTTCTTGACGGTGAAGGTGACACCGGAAATGGCGGCGACAAAGCCCAGGATGATGCCCTGCATCTTGTTGAACCAGTCGGCGGTGCGACCTATCCAAGACTGCTGCGCCTGTCCCTCGGCACGCACAGCCTCCAACTCCATACGGAGTTTCTTGGCTTGCTGCTGCATCTGCTTGAATGCCTCCGATCCTCTGTCCATGCCACGCATCTCCTGGTTGAGAATTTTTAGGGAGTATTCGAGGTCACGGACTGAGGACGTCTTCAGACTGCCCAAGGTGGCGTTGACCAAGTCCATCTGTCGCTTGGCCTCATGGATGTCCTTGTTGGCCTCGTCAATCTCCCTGTCATATTGTGACATAAGAGTGACCACCCTCTGCTCGGACTGACGGATGCGCTCCAGCTCAGCCTCGACCAACTTCAACTGTGCGGCACGACTGGCATACATGGTGGAGGAGGGGTCGAAGGAGTTCATCTGCGAGCGAAGCGTGCTCGCTGCGAAGTTGAGGTCATTGATGGAGGCGTGCTTTAGGTTGGACACGGTGGCTGTGAGGCGCGATGCCTCACGCTCTGTGTTGCGTGTCGAGTCCTTTAGCAAGTCCATCTGCGCCTTGACCTGCTCCAGCTGAGTTCCCAGCTTGCGCAGCTCCATGGCATCGGTAGTCGCCTTCATCTGACCTTTCAGGTGTCGGACCGCCTTCTCCAGCTGGCCGATGGAAGCGGAGGAAAGGTTGTTGAGCGTCTCCTTCACGCTCATAGTAGAGTTTTTGAATTGCTTCATCTCTCGCTCCGCAGCCTTTAGATCCTTGGCGAGGGATGCGCCTAAACGAGAATCGCCCGCCGAGAAGGCATCTTGCTTAGCCTTCTTGAGACGAGCGACTTTGTCCTCAAGCTCCTTGAGGCGGTTTTTCGCCTCCTCGGAGTTGAGCTTGACGATGGTGGTATATACCTCTTGACGAGCCATTATTGGTTGACTTGTATATAGCTATTATATAATAATGTGGAATGTGGGTTGAAGTTGATGACCTTGATGTCATAACTCTTGGTACCCCACCTCCACCACAGGAACTTGTGCTTGTATTGTCTCGCCACCAGGCATTGGAGGCTGTCCCTGGCCTTGTAGGTCAGCATAGAGTCAGCCGTGTCGAGCCTTAGCGAGAGCCATTCATCCTTATATGCAAAAACTGAATTTCGTCGGGTCGCCTTCACCGTGTCAGCGGTGACCATCGACATGCGATGGTCTGCGGCGACCTGGCTGAGCCTGAGGCTCATGTCCTGGAGTAACTTCCTGTCAGCAGCCACGAGCTTGTATTCACTGCGATCCATCTGCATGACCTGCTGCGTGATGACGATGACGGAGTCACGGATGGTGTCACGCTCCGCTGGCGAGTACTTCAGCTGCAGCTCATGCAGCTGAAGCTGCATCGCCTCGCTCTCCTCACGCTGTCTTCGGTCGAAGATGAAAGTGGCGATGCCGATGAAGAGCAGCACCAGCAACAGGGGTGCTGCACCCTTGATCTTAGATAACCAACCCATAAGCCCCTACTTGATGTCAGCGTATTCGGTTATGGCATCGAAGCAAGGACACTCCTTGATGCGCTCCCATGAATCGACCACGCCGTTGTGGTTCTTGTCTGGCGAGATGTCACGATGTCCAAGTATCTTGGCATCCGGATATCGGTGCTTCAGTTCGGTGAGCAACTCACGGAGGGTCTGCTTCTGTGCATCCGTGCGATTGTCAATAGGCTTGCCAGTGTTGCTGATGCCACCCATCCACGCCACGTTGATGGCGTATCCGTTGTAGCCCTTGACACCATTGGAAGGTTGCTCCTCGGTCATGAGCTGTGTCTTCTTGCCGTCCTCGGTGATGGCCCAGTGATAGCCCGGGTAGTGCCATCCCTTGCGTGTGAACTCCTTGAGCAGGGCATCGATGGTCCAAGACCGTCTGCTTGCCGTGCAATGAACAAAAATGTACTTAATCTTTCTCATTATCTTTGTGGTTTAGAAATTTGTTTTTGATATTCTCGAACTTGGCATCTATGGCGATGGCCACACCGAAGATGGAGCCAGCGTACATGAGAGACTGCGCAAAGTACCAGAGGACGTTGTCCGTGACATCGCCCCTCTGCGAGGTGAAGTAGCTGATGTAAACCAGCACGATAGCGAATGACAGCACGACAATGGCCGAGCCGTATTGAATCCATTCCTTAGTATTCTTCTGCATCTTATCTTTTTTGATGCAAAGATAAGATGACAAACGGGGATATAAAAATACGGCTTGACCCGTCAAAAGACCGATCAAGCCGCATGAATTGGCATATATTGTGGCAAAAAATGCTATTGGTATTGACTCCAGTCGATGGCATCCTTCTTGGCCCATCCCTCCTGTATGGCGGTGTCGATGTGCCTCTGGATGGACAGATAAAACGCCTTGAAATCCTGGAGCGAGGAGAACTCCCTATAGGAAGGCTCGTCCTCAGAACCGAGTTTGACCTTGTAGGGCAGGTTCTCGCCCTGCGTCTGCACGGCCAGGTCATAAGCCGCCTTGTAGTTGGCCTGGTTCTCTGCAGAGAGCCAAACCATCTGATTTTGGTAAGTGAGCCCGGACAGAATTTTCTGGTCTGTCTGCTCATTGATATACTCCGTGATGATGGCCTTGACCTGCTGGAGGGTAGGCTTTGCGTAAAGCTGGTGCTCCATGTAGTCAGCCGTGCCGTCATCCTTGGTCTGCACATCGAATCTGATGCGCCAGTAGTCTCTGACGGGATTTGTGCACTCCAGGAGCTTCACGTCAGGGCTACCATTGACTTTTTCCATTATGTGAAAACATATTTTGTTTTACCATTGCCGAATGCGACCGCCTTGATAGTGGTCTCAAACGGCAGCCCATCGTCGATTTCGGCGATCTGGGCAAGCACATTCTTCATTTCTGCGGAATTGGTGATGAATTTCTTCATTTGCCCCCCCATCTCGATTGATACGACACATCGTCCCTCTCCCTCCTTGGTCTTGACATCCAGCTGGAAGTCGTGGACGATGATGTTGAGGTTGACCAACTCACGTATGGAGATGGTGTCACCGGGAAAGTACTTCTGACCATTCTCCGGCTTGTAAGTTACATTGAGTTCCTTGAAAGATTTCATATTCTTTTCTCCTATTAGCTTATTGTTAAGATGATTGCAATCAGCGTGCTTGGTCATCGCCCAGAAGGAAGCCATCAGCTCATGCCTTCTCTTGCGTGACTTGACCTCCTTGATCTTGGCTGCAAACTTCTTCTTGATGCGCTTGCGCAGTCTCACGTGGTCGGGGTAGATGACATATCCCACGAAGTCGATGCCCTCGGTGACCGGATAGATGCGCTCATTGCGCTTGACCTGGAAGCCTATGTCCTCCAGCATCTCGTGGATGGCATCACGGATGACCCAAAGCTCAGCCTTGGTCTCGGCGAGCACCAACCCATCGTCACAATAGCGGAAGAAGTGCCTCACGCCCATGCCGTCCTTCAGAGGATGGTCGAGGTGTCTGGACAATATCAAGTTGCCGGTGGCTTGCGATGGGCGAAGTCCGAAGCTGATGCCCTGGGGCAACAGATCTATGAGGTTGCCCAAAATGTGGAGCAAGGTCTTGTCCTTGAAGACGTGTGCGTATGCGTCCTTGGCAAGCTGGTGGTCCACGTTGTCGTAGAAGTGGACGATGTCGAACTGATAGGCGTATCTCAGATGCGGATTGTCGTGGAGGGCTTCACGGACTTGGCTCATCAAGTCGTGCGTGCCCCTGCCCACGATGCTTGCGCCCGTGGTGCGTATGAAGCGTCTGTGCAAGTGTCTGTCAACGACACGCATGATGGCGTGGCACCCGATGCGCCTCTCCATGGGGACGATCTGCAGGATGCGGTGCTTGCCGTACTCATAGATCTCTCGCTCCCGGTACTCTGTGACCTTGAACGAGCCATCGGCTATCTCACGCTGGAGGTTTGCTATGACCTCCTCACGTCGAGCCAGCAGCTCACGCCCCTCACGGCACGTCTTGCGGACTGTGCCACGTAGGACCTGGTCGAACGACTCGGACATGTTACCGTGGTCGATGATCTCTGGTATGATGTTGCCGTCTCTCTTCAT